TTTTTACGACGTACTTCTATTTCGTCGTCTAAATCTTCATCAAAAGAAAACCTATCTTCAATCATGAAGTCAATATCTTCTTTGTCAAGATGAGGATTAGTTTGCTCATAATATTCACGCAATAACTGATTCTCATTTAACGATGCATAATCAGTATTGAGCCGCACATAGTCTTCAAGCGACCCGCCTGTGTCGTTCATAAAGTCAACGACCTTTTGAATATTTTCTGGCAATTCAACGCCAGTTTTTTCTTGCTCTAAAACAGCTTCCTCGATTTGTTCATCGAGCTGGTTTGCGGCTATTTCAACCTCTTCGTCGGTAATTTCCTGTAATACAGGCTCTTCCTCTAGTGCTTCTTGCCGCACATTGGAAACGGGCTCTTCATTTTGAATGCTGTCGCTTTCTCCGGAAGGCTCTGCATTTGTTTCTCTGACGTCTTCGACTGGTATTTCTTCGCTAGTTGCGGATTCGTCGCGTACAGAAACCTCATCTGTGCTTTGCTCTGGAATGGCATCTGCTCTTAAATCTACTTTAATTGTTCCATCTTCGGCAACCGAAGCGTATTTCGGCTGCTCTTCTTGAATTTCTTCACTCATGATAAAATACTATATAATTGTTATTGTTATTATTACTTAGGTTCAAAGGTTCCTAAACCGAAACCACCGCCCATAATATCGTTCCCACCTGATTCAAAGGATTTTGGGCCCGTTTGCTTCTGACGCTGCTCAATTAATTGGCTTTGCTGTGAAGCCTGCATTTTTGTTCTTTCGTCTTTGCGATCTTCTTTTGCAGATTCTTTAGCCTTTTGCCCGTCTACCTCTATGCCCTTAAGTTTCATATTGTATTCGAACTCAAGTGCCATTAATTCTTTCTTAGCCGCAACCTCAACTTGCATTCTCTGCTGCTCAATCTGCCCTTTTAATTGTTCTAGCTGCGATTTTGTTTGTAGTGCCACCTGCTCTTTTTGCATTTCAACCTGCGCTGCAACCTGCTGAGCTTGAGCATTTGCCTGTGCCTGAGCCTGCATATTTTGTTGCTGCATCGCTTGATCGCGCTCTTGTTTTTTACGGCGACGAAGTTTAAGAAGCTGATTAGCTTGCTTAAGATTTTTAACTTCCCGTATATCAATAGCGTCGGCTAAATCAATCAATCCAGCAGAAAGAGCCGTTTGAATATTGTTTTCTAATAACTGCTTTTCTTCTTCGTCTGGCGTTAATGTTAATGAAATACCAAAGTCATGCAAATGCAATTCAGTTAGCTCATTTAAAATGCCAACATTATGCCCACCTATTTTTTGTATAAACGCCTCTGCCGCGGGGTGGTATTCAATAATATCAGAAATACGCAAAGATAAACATTCTGCAGTTTCTGCTGTTAAGAACAAGCCTGCATCAAGAATATGACGTGTGGCTGTATTTGAATTTGCGGCCGCAAGCTTTTGAACACCTACCAAAGTTCTTGAGTCAGGCATAGAACCATCACGAGCTTCATTTAGACCCGTGACATCACGAATCATTTGCAAGTAATAATTATATGTTTGAATAAGCGTTTGTAGTTTTTGACCGCCCGCTCCAGTTTGCAATGGTTGGATTGGCACTTTTCCAGGGTTCATGTCGCCTTCGCTAGTAAACGAACGCCCAATAACAGAACCCGTTTGGAAGAACATATTAAGCGCTTCTTGCGGATTATAGTTTGTGCCATTGCCTAAATCAATCTCAGCAAGACCATCGGCGTCCATGTAAACACCATCAGGCATCATTTTACTTAGGACTTGCTGTAGTTTTAGGTGTGTAATCTGGACCATATCTGCAAAGCCGGTGCATCGGCTTACAATAGATTCAATGCGACCTTTATACATTCTTGGGGCAACAATACTATAGTTCATTTTAACTTTAGCATAGTCACTTTTAGGGCGCATCATATTTTTAGCCATCTCCCATTTAAGAAGTATATCTGTACCAACGATATGCACTCCTTCGTACAATACTTCTAAAGAGCGGCTTATTTTGCTAAATTCTGTAGAATCAGCAGGAGGATTAAATTGGTCGTCCCTAATAATAACCTTGTCTGCGCCTGTTGCTG